GACTGCTGCGTGCCATGGACCGTGGACGAACTGATGGCCGTACTGCGAGACGCGGTGGACCTACCCGAGGTTGTGGACTGCGGTGCCCTGGTCAAGTAACCGACCAAGGTCCGACGACTACAACTACGAGCACAGCAAGGCACGCAAGGCAGCAGCAGCGAGGCACGACCCGAGTGATCCATGCACACGATGCGGACGACCACTCGGGCCGATGGGTCGATGGCTTCACTACGACCACAGTGCCGACCGCTCGCACTACCTCGGATTCGCCCACGCCCGCTGCAACATGCGCGCCGGTGCTCGAGCCGGACGAGCTCGGCAGAACGTGATCCGGATGCGGCTCTGACCCCGGGGGGGACCCCCGATGATCTTGGTCGGTCTGACCCGCCAGTGGTCTGTCGTCTCTCTCTACCGTTTTCCACCTAAGGGGGTGCCCTGGCCATGCCTCGTCGTCTGGCAGCCGTTCCTGAGGGCGCTGAAGCCCCTAAGAAGGTGTCGAAGACAGTCACTAAGGCGGCGGCGGACGGCGACCGACGGGATCTCCTGGTCGCTATGCGCGCCCGGGTGGCGACCGCTGTGGAGGACCCGAATACCCCGGCCCGTGATCTGGCCGCCCTGACGCGTCGCCTGATGGAGATCGCGAAGGACATCGAGGCGATGGACGCCCGTGAGAAGGAGGACGGTCCTGGTGCCGTCGTCCCAGACGAGTCCTTCGACACTTCGGCTATCTGAGGTCGCCCGGCACGTCGTTGTGCCAGCAGGGATCGTTTCGACGGGCTGGCCGGCTGTTGAGGCGAAGTGTCGGGAGTTCGGTGACACGTTCGATGAGTGGCAGCGGGGCGCGGGGCGGGTAATCCTCGGCAAGCGCGCGGATGGCATCTATGCCGCGACGGTCGGTGGCATCACCCTGAGCATTCCGCGGCAGGTCGCGAAGACATTCCTGATCGGCCGAATAATCTTTGCTTTATGTGTCCTATTCCCGGGGCTCAAGGTCCTGTGGACAGCGCACCGAACACGCACTTCTACGATGACGTTCCGATCACTGCAGGCGTTTGCCCGCCGGAAGTCGGTGCAGCCATACCTGGCGTCGGGCCGGAACGACGGTATCCGCACCGCCAATGGTGAGCAGGAGATCTCTTTCCGCAACGGGTCGATCATCATGTTCGGGGCTCGCGAGGCTGGCTTTGGTCGTGGCTTCGATGAGGTCGACATTGAGGTGTTCGACGAGGCGCAGATCCTGACGGAGAAAGCGCTCGAGGATATGGTCGCGGCGACCAACCAGTCGCGGCATGTTCACGGTGCCCTGTTGTTCTACATGGGCACCCCGCCGAGGCCGGTGGACCCAGGCGAGGCGTTCTCAGCGAAACGCGCGGATGCCTTGGCGGGCACGTCTGAGGATTCGGTCTATATCGAGTGCTCGGCGGACCCTGACGCTGATCCGGATGACCGGGAGCAGTGGCGGATAGCCAACCCGTCATATCCCCATCGGACGCCGCTGCGTTCGATGCTGCGGCTCCGAAAGAATCTGCCGTCCGAGGACTCGTGGAAGCGTGAGGCGCTCGGCATATGGGACGAAGAGTCCGCTGGCAAGGGAATCGACTTTGCTCGCTGGCTGACCCTGATCGACACTAACCCGACCCTCACGGCTCCGACCTTCGCGATAGCAACGGCCCCTGATCGTTCCTGGTCGGCAATCTGTGCAGCGTGGCGTCGTCCAGACGGCGCCGTTCAACTGCTGCTCGGTGAGGACTACCGAGCAGATGCGACGTGGGTTGCCGCTCGAGCCGCCGAGCTGCGTTCGCGTTACGGCGGACAGGTCATCGCCGCGAACAAGGCGGCGCGCGGCTTGGTGCCGGACGCCGTGGAGTTGTCGGAGCAGGAACAGGCGAAGGCGCACAACCTCCTGGCTGATGCCGTCCTCGCAGGAACCCTCCGGCACGGTAACGAGCCAGCCATGAACACGGCGGTCCGCGCGGCTCGCTGGAAGTCCTCGGGCGACACCCGTGTGCTCGACCAGAAGGGCAGCACGGACATCTCGCCGCTGACTGCGGCGGCCGGCGCCATGCACGGCCTACTGACTTCAACCGATACCGGCGGGATGGTGATGTTCCTGTGACTTCGCCTCTCGCTTCGCCGTTCGGTCGCGTGTCGGTTGACCCGCTCATCGCCACCGTCGAACGTCTTTCCGCGAAAATGGCGAAGGACAATCTCGACTTCGACAAGTGGGACCGCTACTACTCCGGCGATCAGCCGCTCGCGTTCCTGGCGCCGGAGGTGCAGGCGCAGATCGGTAACCGTCTCGCTCCGATGGTCATCAACTGGCCTGAGACGATCGTGGACAGCGTCAACCGCCGCGTGAAGGCCGAGGGCTTCCTGCTGGGCCAGGGCGGCAGCGCTGACGACGAGTTGTGGCGCATCTGGACCGCCAACGGGATGCATGAGGATGCCCCACTCGGCCAGGTCGACGCGCTGGTGCACAAGTTGGCGTTCATCTCGGTGTGGGGCAACGACGAGGACCCGCTGACGCCTGCGATGACGTTCGAGTCGTCGCATCAGGTGGCCGTGGAGTACCAGCCTGGCACGGGTGATCGCGTCGTCAGCGCCGCGCTCAAGCGGTGGCAGGACGAGAACTACACCTACTCGAACCTGTACCTGCCTGACCGAATTCTGAAGTACAGGACGCGGGCAGCGCTGGCGACATCGGCCGTTCCGGTCGCCCGTTATGAGCTCATCGATGTTCTCGACAACCCGCTCGGCGCGGTGCCGATCGTGCCGATGCCGAACCGTGGCCGGCTGCTGAACCGCGACGGGCGCTCAGAGCTAGCGTCGGTGGCGCCGCTGGCTGACGGCATCAACAAGCTGGCCACTGATCTCATGGTCACCAGCGAGTTCTTCGTGGCCCCTCGTCGGCACATGACTGGCGTGCAAATCCCGACGGACCCAGCTCTCAGGGAGCGGTTTCGCGAGGAGATGCGGCAGCAGCAGGAAGAGGCCGCCAAGTCGAAGGTCTGGGTCGGCGGCCCCGGCATCCAGTACGGGCAGTTCCCGGAGGCGACGCTCGAGGGCTTCGTGGCCGGCATCAACCTGCTGACGTCGGCACTGGCGTCGATCGGCGGGCTGCCACCGGATGATCTCGGGCTGAATCAGGTGAACCCGGCATCGGCTGAGGCTCGCCGGGCCTCAGAGACGGTGCTGGTTCTGCGCGCCGAAGAGAAGCAGTTGGCGTTCGGCCGCGCCTACACGCGGGCGATGCGGCTGGCGCTGGCTGCCCGGGACGGCATTCCGCTGCGGTCACTTCCCACGGAGTTCTCGCGGATGTCGATCGACTGGCGCGATCCAGCGACCCGGGCCATCGCGCAGGAAATGGACGCTGCGGTCAAGGGTAAGGCTGAGGGCATCTACGACACAGAAGCGGCGCAGTCCCGTGTCGGTATGGGCCCGGCCGAGCGCCTCGCGATGAAGGCCCGCGCCGCCGAGGACGCAGCTACGGCTGCAACCGCTGACGTCCAGGCCCGCATGGCTCTGGCTCGCAGCCTGGTCGCTTCCGATGGTCTGACCCTCAACGCCGCGATGGCCGCTGTCGGACTGCTCGCCGCGGCCAGCACGAACAGCGCCGAGAGCGCTGCACAGACACCCGCCGCATAGGCGGGGCAAGCGCCACGTCCGCGCTCAAGGACGGAGCACGACCCGACGGGGATACGGAGCACCACAGATGACCCAGCCAGTTGAGACCCCGCCCGCCCCGGAGACCCCTCCGGCGGAGGACGCCAAGTTCACCCAGGCCGACGTGGATCGGATCGTCGGCGAGGCCAAGCGCAAGGCCAAGCCGGCCGACTACGACGACCTCAAGTCGGCCGCAAAGCGGTTGGCCGACATCGAGGCCGCGAACGCCACGGACCTCGAGAAGGCGGTCGCCGCCGCGAAGCGGGAGACCGAGGAGACGATCCGCGGCGAGGTGCGCCGCGAACGTGTCCTCGACCGCATCGAGGTCTTGGCGGCCAAGGACTTCGCCGACCCAGAGGACGCCCGTCTGCGACTCGGATCCCGAGCAGACGACTTCGTCAACAAGGACGGCCAGGTCGACGCCGAGGAGATCGCCAAGGCGCTCAAAACCTTGCTCGACGACAAGCCGCACCTTAAGGCCGTCCAGCCAGACGGGCGCCCCCACGGCCAGGCCGACCTCGGCCCCCGCACCCCCGCACCGCCCGCTGACCCGCGAGCGGCCGACCTAGCGCAGATCGAAGCCGACCTGCGTTTGACACCCCGTCGCTAGCCCCCCCTCGCCTGAGGGGCCAACCGAAAGGAACGACCCCTCATGGCTGTCACTCTGGCCGAAGCTGCTGTTACCGCGCAGGACCCGCGCCTGCCCGCCGTCGTCGGCGTGCTCAACACGTCGCAGATCATGAACCGCGTCCCGTTCGAGCCGATCGCCGGCCGAGCGTTCAGCTACAACAGCGAGGCAACTCTGCCCGCCGCCGCGTTCCGTGCCATCAACGCTGGTTACACGGAGTCGACGGGCACGTTCACCACCGCAACCGAGTCCCTCGTGATCCTCGGTGGCGACTACGTGGTGGACCGCTTTCTCGAGCAGACCTCCACCGGCACCGTCGCCTCCCTCGTGGCGGCACAGCGGGACATGAAGGCCCGTTCGGTCGCTGCGAAGTTCTCGGACGCGTTCATCAACGGTGACACCGCCGTGGACGCCAACTCGTTCAACGGTCTGAAGAAGCGCCTCACCGGCGGCCAGGTCATCACCTCGGGCACCAACGGTGCGTCGATGGACACCGACGCCGCCACCCGGACGGCCTTCTTCAACAAGCTCGACGAACTGCTCGGCCTGGTTCCCGCCGCGGACGCCATCTTCGCCAACGCTCAGGTGATCGCCAAGCTCCGCAGCGTGTACCGCAACGCCACGATCCAGAACTACACCGTCGAGACCCTGACTGGCCGCCCGGTCGAGGTTCCGACGTGGCAGGGAGTTCCGATCCTTGACGCCGGCGTCAAGGCCGACCAGACCCCTGTCATTCCGCAGACCGAGACCGCTGGCACCAGCACAAACACGTCCTCGATCTACGCGGTCAACTTTGCGGAGAACGAGAACACCCCCGGCGTCATGGGCCTGACCAACGGTGGCCTTCAGGTCGACCCGCCCCGCCAGCTTGAGACCAAGCCCGCGTGGCTCGGCCGCATCGAGCTCTACACCGGCCTTGCCCTCATGGGCGCGCAGCCGGCTGCCCGCCTGAGCGGCGTCATCGCCGCCTAATCCTGAAAGGACGTAGCTCATGAGCGCCCCTACCAAGGCGACCCCGAAGATCCGCCACGAGGAGTTCTGTCTGCCGCGTCCCGGCGCGTCTGAGCCTCGGATCGAGAGCTACGCGTATCTCGACGACGCGTCCGGGCAGTCGCGCCCGACACATGACGTCACTCGATGCCTCGAGTGCGGGGCAGCGAACTACCAGAAGAGGAGCTAGGCATGGCTGAGGCCAAGGCTGGCGGCGCTCAGGCGTCGAAGCAGGAGAACGACAAGCTCAAGCACAGCGACGGCGGGGTGACCACCCGTGACGACGCCCTCGACTCGGGCGCCCCGATGATCCAGGGCGATGCATCGGAGCCGGTCGGCCCCGAGGACGCGCTGGGCAGTGGCCCGAAGCGGGGCGACTACTCGAAGCTGATCGGCAACTTGCAGCACGCCGCTTCGGTGGTCAATCCCGACCATGACCCGTCGGACCCGAACTCCCCCCGCGTGGTGCTCGTCCATCAGAACCCCCTGGTGGAGCAGCGCGGCGACGAGAAGGGCAAGAAGGGCGGGACAAACCCGCTCTCCGACGAGGTCTGAGC